CTGCAACTTAAAACCAAGTTAAAACAACTACATATGGGTAAGATTGGAAAAATCTCTACATTAAAGAAAGAGTATAATAACGCACAACTTCAAACAATGCAAGGTGGTCTTTCACAAAAAGGACTAACAAGAATTCCTGGAACAGGCGTATTTAAGTATCCTTACAAGGAACTTGATGGTCAATATAGAACAGGTCTTGATGCTAACGCTTCTTACATTCGTAGAATTGCAGATCCTACAGAAAGAGAACTAGAAACAGAACGTGTAACAAACCTTAGAGCTAAGCTTGAGCTTGCTTTGAATGTTGATCTTGGTCCTCGCTCTCCATTTTGGAACAGTGGATTAACAACATCACAGTATGATACAATGCACGTACAGCCTGTAAAATTGGTTGATGGTGATAACTACTTTGATCTTGATAACTCTATGCAAGAAATAGCTTTCTCATGGTTACGTGTTCATCCAACAATCGCAAGCTCTTATCAAGCTTGGGAACGTGGTGAATATCCTGCTGACATACAGTTTTATGTTGTAGATGATGAAATTGAAAGTGCTATTCTCTTTAAGAAGAAGCAAATTATCAACAAGGCTATTAGCAAGTTTGATGGTATGACTCCTGAGAAGAAGAGAAAAGTGGCAAGACTTTTAGGATTGCCTGTTACAGATAACACTAAAGAAGAAGTGGTTTACAACCTTGTTGATAATGTTATTAAAGAAACAGAATTCAAAACAGGTAAATTCCAAGGACTTTCTACAGTGGAAGTGTTTAATCGCTTTGCTGATATGAAAGAAAACTTACTCCATATTAAAGACCTTGTTAAACAAGCAATTGCACATTCTATATATAGAGTTAAACCTAATGGAAGAGTGTTTGAAGGTGAGTATGAAATTGCAGTGGATGACGAAGCTTTGGTTAAATTCCTAGCTGACGAAGATAACCAAGATGAACTACTCACGCTAGAACAAAAATTGAAAAGTAAAAAATTAGCGTCTGTATGATACCAGTAGATAGTTTATTATATAAAATAGATCAGAAACTAAATAAACTATCAACTAATGAACATCAGCAGATTCCACTTGAAGATAAGATTTTAGCTTTAAATGAAGCTCAAATAAAGCTGATAAAACAAAAGATTGATGGATTTAGTGTAGCGAATGGATATGGTCAAGATGCTTTTAAAAAGCGTTATGAAGACCTACAAAGTTTGGTTGTTTCTTATAATAATCAACCTCTTGTTCTTTCGTTAATGAACGCAGAATTAAATCAATGGAAAGCCAATATTCATACATTAGAACCTAAATACATGTTTTACGTAGATAGCTACGTAATAGCTGATAAAGGAAGGTGTAAGGATAGAAAGATTTGGATAAATAGAGATCTTGCAAAACATGGAGACTTATCTCTCTTGTTAAACAACACTCACTACAAACCATCTTTTGAATACCAAGAAACATTCAACTTTATATCATCTGATGAAATATCAATATTCACAGATGGTACATTTACGCCTAAGACAATTAACATAATGTATTTTAGATACCCTGTTTATATTAATAAAGAGGGATATATAATGCTAGATGGTTTACCATCATATGATCAAAATTGTGAGCTTGAAACCTATCTTGAAGATGAACTTCTAGATCTGACAGTTCAAAACCTCGCAATGTACACAGAAAATATGTCTGCAGTCCAAACTGCCCAATATAGGATACAGACAAATGAATAAATTTTTTTATAATTTAAAATAAAACAAAATGGCAGATTTTTCTCTAACTACGCTCTTCGTGGTTCCTGTTGGCTCTACAATAGCCAATAGTGGTTCTACGCAAGACTTGACAGCTGGCCAAGTTGGTTTCTTTGATTCCAACTACGAAGCTACTTTAACCCCTTCTACAAAAGTAGCAGGTGGTGCCTCTCCTTATTTCTATGTTGCTCAAGGTAGGGTTAACACCTATCTTCAAGGATCTAAGCGTTCTGACAAGATCGCAGGTTGTGCAGGTGGTGCAAATTGTAACTCTAATATCACTGAGTGGTATAAAGTTTATGGTTGTCCTGCCCCACTAAATCAGATTACTGAAGTTTCTGATTGGAATGTAACTTGTGGTGATGTTATTACTATCACTCTTCGTGCACATTCTAGCTACATTGACACATTGTATTTTAATGGTTTCACTCGTAGCATCACTGTTAATGCACCATGTTGTGATTGTGGTGGAGATCCATGTACGCAAGTTGATTACGAAGCTTTGGTTGACCAAATCATTGCTAAGTTTGAACAACAAGCTCCTGGTATCAACCCTGATAACATTAGCTTTAACACTTTCTACACATTTGATCAACCTGCTCCTGGTGTTCTTGAAATTACAGGAAAAGCTTTGACTGCTTATGGACAACCATGTGACGTTGCTGCATTCCCTTGGGAATATGACAGAATGTACTTCAGAACTTTCGTTTACAGTGGACCTGCAACTACAGCTGACTTTATTGTTGCTGATGCTTGTAACATTGTAGCTGAAGCTGTTGTTGTTCAAACTTCATCTTATCCTTCTGGAACTTCTGCTGAGATTCAACAACTTGAGAAGAACTTCTACAGCTACCAAGCTGGTTACTTGAAGCATCTTTACAGAATGGCTGGTTATAACGAAAACTTTGAGTCTTGGGTTTCTGCAGGTACTACCTACGATACCTATTACATTAAGTTTAATGAGTATAGCAAATCAGCTTATCAGTGGGGTGACTACATCATGGAGGATTCAACAGTAATTGTTGCTGTTCCTCAAGGTGCTCTATCTAATGTTGTAAATGGTGCTCTTGCTAACGCATTAGGTGCTGCAGATAATCAGAGTGTTTGTACTACATCTACAACTTCCAGTACTACTACCACTGCTCCTTAATAAAAGCAAAATCATATAACCTGTGCCTGAGGGTGAGAGAGGATCTTCTCAAGTCCTCAGGCACAATTATTTTAACAACATGGCAACTGTATTAGACATACTGGTTATTGATACACACAATGTTCAGACGCTTGGTGTAGCTGATAATTCTACATATGATGCACCTGCATCAGGTGCTACACTATCAGTGACTGTTCCTGGATTTGATCCAGTTCTTGTTCCTTTCACACCAGATGATTTTAATGTATATAACTCAATTAGTTTAGGAATTAGTCCTGTAGGATTTCCTTTACAACCTCTTCCAGATGGTGTATATTATTTGACATATACAATAGATCCTCCTGAAACTTATTATGTCAACAAGACAATAATGAGAGTGGATTTGATACAAGAGAAATTTGATGAAGCATTTATGAAACTTGATATGATGCAATGTGATCTTTCTATCAGACAACAACAGAAAGTGGAACTAAATAGCATCTATTATTTTATTCAAGGATCTATAGCTGCTGCTAACAACTGTGCTATAGACACAGCAAACAAACTTTACATACAAGCAGATAGAATGCTTAATAATTTTATAAGGAGTGGCTGTGGTTGCTCTGGTAATAATTACATTAACAATTTTATATAATATGGCATCTTGTTCAAACTGTAAAGCTAACGTAGGATGTGGTTGTCAATTGACAAATGGACTTTGTTATTCTTGTGATGGTCAAAAAAAGAAAGAAGCAAAGAAGGTAACTATAGAAGATAATATTAAAAATAATAAAGATGCTATCCCCAAGGCTCGTTAATTGCTTAGACTGCACAACACCAAAAGCATTGATTGCTGATATTGATTGTAAATTAACAGACTTGTCAAACAATCAATATAACAATATTGTATATATGCTTAATCTACCCTTCCCCAACCTAGTGATTGGGGATCTTTTAAATTATAAAAGAATCTTGGTAAATAAGCTATGTAACCCAGATTATGCTGCTTGTTTCTCAGTGCAGCAAATAGCTAGTAGAGTAAAACTTTTAATTCATAAATAAATTATAAAATGGCTTGTAATAATTGTTATAATGGTTGTGTAGATACCACCTCTGATAGGTGTGTAAGATATACAGGACTACCTAGTGAAGCACTAGGAATAGAAACTAACGATAGTCTTTATGTTGTTGAGGAAGCATTAATTAATGCTGTAGTGTCTTTTCTTGATGGAACAGGAATAGACATCACTATTGACCCAGCAGCATATTGTACTCTTGTTACGCAATACCTACCTACATGTAAACCTATATGTAGTCCACCAACAGCTGTAGAGCTTTTCCAAGCCCTTGTTAAAGCTGCTTGTGATCTTCAAGGACAAATTGATGTAGGAGCAGCACTTATTTTTGATATAGAAGCTCCTTATACAACAGATTGTCTTACAGTTACTCCTGGAAACTCTGTAACACATCAAGTGTTACAAGCTACAATCAATAAAGTTTGTGAACTAGGTGTAGACTTATCAGCTTTAGCTCTTGATGTAGATACAAACTATGTCAAGCTTGCTGATCTAAATGCATTAATTCAAGCTTATCTAGATGGCACAACAGGTTCAACAAGTTTCTATACCAAGATGGTTCCATACACAGTTGTAGAATACTATGGTGATTTAAATAACTATCCTACAGTGGCTGATGGATTTGGTGGTACAGGAATAGGATTTGGAGCATGGCAAAATGTTTATCTATGTAATGGTCAAAATGGTACTCCTGATAAAAGAGGTAGAGTGCCTGTAGGTGTTACAAATGGTATGGGTGGTGGAGCATATGATCCTGAAGTGGATCCTGCTACTCCTGGTAATCCAACTTATACAATAAATGGTACAAATGGAAACAACACTACAACTCTTACATCTGCACAAATTCCTGCTCACACACATCCAGCATCTGCTGTTCCAACTGACACTGGTCATACGCATCTCACTGTAGGAACTGGAGATAGTGGTACTACAATTGATTCTACTCATCCTATAGCTGATGCTCACAATGCTGGAGGAAATAGTAGCTATGATTTAGTTAATGCAACAACAACAACTGCCACTGTGGGTAAATCAGGTACAAACACATCACTTGGACTTAGCGTAGCTGTTACAGTAGCAAATAATACAGGTGGTGGAAGTGCACATAGTAACATTCAACCAGTCCTTGCTTGTTATTATATCATGTACATTCCTTAATAAATTAAATTAACATATAATGGCTTGTGTTCCTGGTATGCCCTGTTATTCTATAACCAATGTTGTGTTTCCAAAGAAATGTAACAATGGTTGGCTCGATGGTCTTGGGTTAACTACTGATCTCATTTTGTATAATGGACCTAACCTTCCATGTACAGGTATTAACTTTCAAGACACTCTCACTTGCGTTATTGATAAAATTAATGACCTACTTTGTCCAGAAGCCTTGACTAGTGTTGTATTAGCAATTATTCAAACAAATGCAGAATATAACACACAGTTCTGTGAATTGGTACAAGCATGTCTAACTACCACTACAACCACTAGTACCTCTACTAGCACTACAACTAGCACAACTACTATTCTTTTGTAAATTATTAAAAACCCTGTTTTGTTGGTTTTACAGGGTATCCCCTGCCCTTTCTAGGGTGGGGGTTTTTAATTATACAGGTTAACCTATATAATTAAATAGATTAAAATAATTTGGGAGTTATCAAATTAATTCATACCTTTACGTCAATTTAACTAAACTATTTCATAAATGGCTGAAAATCAACACTTACTAAATCAACTCCAGCAGTTACTTAGTTGGAAGAAAAGTAAAAAGTTTTACGCAGACAAACTAGGAATTACAGAAGCTGAGGTGAGTGAGTTGTTAAAAGAGATTAAAGGCAGTCAAGATTCAATTAGAAATGAAGCAGAAACATCAAGTTATATTGATGCTCTTGAAGATGCAGTAGTTAAGTATGAAGAAGACCTTGCTAGAGGCACAGGAGAAATCATCTTCAATTCTGCAGAAGAGATTAGATCTCTAGATGAATTGATAGTTAAATGTAAGATTGATACAGAGAAGTGGGAAATAACTAAATATGTCCAGAACTATTGGGGAAGTGGTAAAACTCCTCATTGGCAGGTTAAAGCTTGGATGGCTAAGAAGACCACTGAGCAAGTCTTTCAAGACTCATTTGTTGAGTTTTTAAAAGACTACCTACCAACATCAACTTATGTTAATGGTCCTAGATATTCTGGTAAAGCTATTGGTTGTCTAGTTATAAATAAACAAGATTCCCATTTAAACAAGCTTGATATAGATGGAGACAATAATATTAATGATAGATTTGATAATATTGTAGAGAAGGTTGAGATTATTGTTGATCAAGCAAATCTATCTAATTACATAGACCAAGTTTTTTATATCATTGGATCTGATGAGTTCAACAGTGAGTTTACAGGAACTACAACTAAAGGAACCCCACAGCAAAACATCCTTACATATCATGAATCTTTTAGAAGGATATGTGAGCACGAGATCGAAATGATATCTCTATTGCTAGAGAAAACAAACAATGTAAATGTTATTTATGTAGCAGGTAATCACGATGAGTTTGTAGGATGGCATATGATCACTTGGTTAGATGCATATTTTAAGAACAACGAAAGGGTGAGATTTGATTGCTCTCCTAAATATAGAAAGTATATAAGTTTTGGTGAGACAGCAATGATGTTCAATCATGGAGATGCTATGAAGCCAGCTAAACTTGCTGGTATATTTCCAATTGAATATAGAGAGAATTGGTCAGAACATGAGAACTTCTATATATTTACAGGTG